CCGACTGCTGGATCCCCACGACACGGCGCCGGCGGATCACCCGCGGCGCGCGCCAGAAGGCGCGCCCCGTCGGCGAGTACGCCGACTCGCCGGTGACGGGCGCGACCCACTCGTCGAAGATCGCGCGGAACATCCGCGTGGACACGGGGCGCGGGAGGACGACGTAGCGCGTCCACGACTCGCCCCCACCCCAGCGGTGGACGACGACCGTGAACAGGCGCCCGAACGTCTGGCGCGACACTCGCAGATCGCCCACCCACGCCTCCCGCCACGCCCCTACCTGCTCGACCGTGGCGGGCATCAGAAGCCTCCCCCCTCCGCGCGGTCCGCGCAGGCGTCGCACTGGTAGCCCCGCGCCACGTCGATCGGCGTCAGCCGGTTCTTGGCCCCGCAGGTCGGGCACGGCCGGTTCCTCGGGTTCCTCCTCGTCGCCGCCCGGAGCGCCGACTGCCCCCCCTCCTCCGCGAACCCCACCCCGTCGATCAGGCCTCCGTCGTCGTCCTCGTCGTTCCTCATGGGATTCTCCCCTCGGTCCACAGGAGCAGCGCGATCAACGTCCACCAGAACCCGACGGCCACCGCCCAGATCATGTCCCTCATCACCAGCACCGCGGGCACCGCACCTCGGCCACCCACGTCCCGTCCTCCTTCAGGATCGCGTCCACGAACCACCCACCCTCCTCGCGCATCGCGTCCACGCCCTCTGCCCTCGGGTCCGCTCCGCACCCGCCGCACACCACGTCCGACTCGTTGATGATCTCCGCCCGCTCCGGCTCCCGGCTCTGCTTGTCGTGCTCCATGGCTTCCTCCTCGGCCCGCGCGTCGCACAGGTTGTGCGAGCCCGCGGCGTTGAGCGCGCCCGCGTCGCCGCCGCATCGGTGGCAGCGCATCAGATCAAGCCCCGTGTCCCTCTTCATGGCCCCCTCCTTCACCCATCCTGTATCTTATCGCATACTCATTGTCAAGCGAAAAGTGAGGACCCCCAGTCTCCCAAAGTGGCGCCTACCAGCTAAACTTTCTCAACTAGATCGCCATACCGCATCATCACCGCAACTGCACCGCACCATCAGTGCAGCCAAGTTGTTGATGTCTCCCTGGCACCAATGGAGTTATCCACAGACAACAGACCAGCCGGTCTGAGGGAGTTGGATAACTCGTGTGTAAGACAGGATAAAACACCATCAAATCAATCAGCCAACTACACCGCACCGGCGGCGTTCGGAAGAGGGAGAGTAGATTTAGAGGTAGATTTAGAGGTAGATTTAGAGAGAGACAGCGCGCGCGCGAGGACATCGCTTTTGAGCCCCGCGCTTGGTGCGCGGTCTCTTGAGTGTGTAAGACTCAAGCTTCCTCCAGACAGACTCCGGGCCGAGGTCGGAACTGGAAGGCGCGGTCCCGGCTCGCCCGGCTTGACCAGCAAGCCCGAACCCCCATCGGTTGTGGCCCACGGGCCATCTCAAGGCGATACGCCGCGCAAACCCGCGAAAACACTGGTAACGGCCCATAATACCTGTTACGTGCCGGCTCGCCCGGGAGCAATCTGGCTAAAAACTGTGCAGTCGAGCTCGCGCTGGGCTAGCGTATCCGGCGCTAGGCGAGCGGAAAGGGGCATAGGCGCCACGATCGACCTCCGAGACGACCCCCACTACCAGCTCGAGGCAGATCGAGCCTCCTGCGACCAAAAGGCACACCCCCGGGGGGGAGGGGCGGGCCCGCGGGGGCCGTGAGTGGTGAGATGGGGGTCTCCATCTGCCCGCACCAGGTTTTGCTTTTGCCGCACCGTGTCAACAAAAAACCTGTAAGCAAGTGAGGATGGGTTGGGGGTTAGGGATTGGGGAGCGTGAGGAGATTCGGGCGCACGGGGCTGCGGAGTACCCGTTCGAGTCGTGCGGGATGGTGCTGGTGCGTGACGGGGACGGCGAGCGGGTGGTGCTGAAGTGCGAGAACGTGGCGCGCTGGGTTGAGAAGGAGTACGTCGTGCATCCGGACGATCTCAGGCGGGGCATGATTCTGGTTGGGGAGGGGTTTCGTTTGGCGGTGATCTACCACAGCCACGTGGACGGGCCTGCGACATTTTCCATGGAGGACAGGCGGCGGGCGATACTAGCAGGGGTTCCGCGTCATCCCGAGGTGCTGTACCTGGTGACGTCGGTGTACGCGGGGGCGGCGATGGAGACGCGGGGGTATCGGTGGTTGGAAGGGTCGAGGTGCTTCGAGGAGGTCGTGGAAGCATGATTGAGGGGAACGCGGCGCGTCAAACAAACGGCGGTTCTCGCTTGTTCCGCGACGTGGATTCTAGTCACGCACCGCGTCATACGTGCGTGACGCGGTGTGCCTCGTGGAACGTGCGACACTTGGCGGCGAGGAGGTGGTGATGACCAGGGACGCCACGACCTGCGGTCACCTCGGTCCCGCGTGCGTGCTCTGCGGGTTCTGCCACGCCTGCCACACCTGCCACACCGCGCTCCAGCCGGGTGTCCGCCCAGCCCCGGGCTGGGTGGTGCTCTATCTGGCGGGGCTCTGGATCGCGTTTGGGGTCGTGCTCTTCGCTGCGGTGTGGGCGGTCTCCGCCTGGGGTGGCGAGGCGACGCTCGAGCAGCGGGTCCAGGCGCCGCCTGGGTCCTCGGTGGAGCTCTCGGGCCGGGTCCGGCTCAAGGAGCCCTTCCGTGGGCGACCGGAGGAGGCCGGGCCCTGCCTCACCGGTATCTATACCGGCCCGGTGGCCGCCGCGCCACCGCTGGTGGACGTCCCGGCGTGGGATCCCTTGTGCCCGCGCCTGCGCCTGGCCTGGGCGCTGCTCCTCTTACTGGAGTCAGGCGCGCTCCGCCTGCCGCCGGGGGTCGCGCCGTGACACTGGCGCTCCTGAACTGGACGCTCCTGGGCGTCGTCATCGGGCTGGCGCTCGTCGGGGCCCTGACGGTCGTGTTCGTGTCGGTCGCGCTCCTCAAGATGCTCCGCGAGGACCGCGCCCGGCGCCGCGGGGCCGCGCGCTGAGACCGGGTCCACGCGCGCGCGACGATGGCCCGAGGATCGAGGGCCCGAGCCCCGCGTGGCTGCACGAGCACGCCGCCGCCCTGATCGCCTCCCTGCGGAGGCACGAGCAGAACGTCCTCCTCGACTTCTACGCCGCCATCCTCATGAACCCGCCCGACGAGACCCACTGGCTACAGGCAGCCGACCCACCAACCGCCCGGGGTCCTGAGCCCGTCGTGGGCGAGAGTGACGATCTGGTCCCGACGCTCGTGGACCTCGCGCGGCAGGACCGCCGCGCGGACTTCGACTTCCTGGCGCGCGCCAACGGCGTGACCCGTGAGACCCTCGATTCGCTGTGGAACAACCTGAAGCGCCGACTCCCACCCACGGAGGCTCCCCCATGCGTGTGATCCTCGCCGTCATCGGCGAGTGCCCGATCACGACCGGCGATCTGCGCGGCTTCCCGCGCGCGGGGATTCCCGGCATCGAGCGGCTGACGAGCCTGACTGGGTGGCGCCCACGGATCTCACTTGAGGAAGGACTGCGGAGAACCTGGGAGGCGTATCGATGACCCTCCGCGACTTCCTCTACTACGAGGAGCCCGGCGTCACGTTGTACTGCGGAGATTGCCGGGACGTGCTGCCGCTGCTGGAGCCGGTGGACGTGGTGGTGACCGATCCTCCGTACAGCGGCGGGCGTCCCGAGGGCGAGTTCGCGGTGAGTGGCAACATCGCCGTCTCTCTGCATCTAGCGAGCGAGAAGGCCCCAACGGCGTGCGTCTTCGGAACGTCAAGCGGACGCGGGCAGGAGTTCTTGAAGTCGAGCATCCGCGCGCTGCCGCATTCGCGCACGCTCGTCTGGCGTCGGCGCTACATCAACAGCCCGGCCGCTGGCCCGTGGCGCTGGGATGTAGTGCTGATTCAGGTGTTCGGGCGCGGGGCATTCGGTCGTCCGGGCGAGAGTTCCATGATCGAGACGGACGGCACGCAGGCCCTCGCGCGCGAGTTCGGTCACCGCGCTCCCGTACCAGTCGAGGTCATGCGCTGGCTTTATAAACCGTTCGCGCCGGGGACGCTGCTTGACCCGTTCGCGGGCTCCGGGAGTTCACTCGAGGCGGCCAAGGATCTCGGCGGCAAGTGGATCGGCATCGAGATCGAGCCGAAGTACTGCGAGATCGCGGTGAAGCGCCTGCGCCAAGAGGTGCTCCCGCTGTGATCCTCACCGTCCGCCGCATCATGAAGACGCTCGACGCCCTCGAGCACGCGGAGCCCTGCGCCACCCACAGCGCGGGGGCGCTGGGGGCGTGCTCGCGCTGCCAGCGCGTCATCTGCGTCCTGTGCGAGCGGTCGTGCCCGAACCACCGGAGGGTCCCAGCCACGCCCCCCCAGGAGGCTCCCCATGGACCATGACACCCTCGGGCGGTTGCTCGTGCGCGTCGGCGACCCCGTCGTCCACCAGATCCTGACGATGCTGCACGAGCGCGTGATGACGCTCGAGGCGGCGCTGCTAGAGGAGCACGAGGTCGATGATGAGGACGACAACGATGCCTGACGCGAACCCGCTCGAACTCGTGCCGCTGGACGACCTCGTCGGCGAGCTCTTCCGCAGGAGCGACGTGGCCGTCCTCGCCCTGCTCGTCGATCTCGGCGGCCAGCAGACCCAGGAGCGGCGGATGACCAAGGGGCACATGCGCGTCGCGCAGGGGCTCGCCTTCGGTCTCATGGTCGAGTGCGAAACGACGATCCGACAGAGCTCGCGCGAGGGTTGCGATGCCTGAGCCCGAGATCCGCTGCTGGAAGGACCCGACGTGGGAGATCGGCATGTCGGCCGGGCGGCGCACGATCCGCCTGATCCTCCACCACCCGGCGACCCATGCGCGCCTGGGCTCCGGCTTCTTCCCCGCCGACACGCCGGCGGACGAAGCCGCGTCGCAGGCGCGCCTCATCGCGTGGGCCAACGCGCTCGCGCCGGAGGGACGGCCGTGAAATACCGGAAGAAGCCCGTGGTGATCGACGCGCTCCAGTACGACGGGACCAACCATGAGGCGGTCGGCGAGTTCGCCGGGCAGGCCGTGTCGCTGGAGGACGGCACCCTGTACGTGCGGACGCTGGAGAACCGGCGGTTGGAGGCCGACGTCGGCGACTGGATCATCCGGGGTGTGGCGGGAGAGTTCTATCCCTGCAAGCCCGGCATCTTCGCCGCCACGTATGAGCCCGTCGCGGAGGTCAGCAGACTCCAGGGTCTCCCGTGGTGATCCGAGTGCAGACGTGAGCCGTGTCACCTATCGGGGTCCCCGCCCCGAGCTCGTCCCGTCGCTGCCGCTGCCGGTCGGGGACTTCTACGTGGGCGCGACGACCGACGAGATCCGCGTGATCTCGTGGGCGACGGGGCGGCCGACCGCGGCGACAGTCTGGAACCACTACCCGCCCGTCCTCCGCCCCGGCGTCCCGGCGCAGATGCCCGCGCTCTTCGCAGTGGGTCTCGCCATGATCCGTCGCCGGCCCTCTCCGTGGTTCGAGGTGCGGTTGAGCCGTGGCGAGTGGCGCGAGTGTTGCGCGCGCGTCCCGGGGCTATGGCGCTATAACCGCCGCATCCTGCTGACGCCCCGCCGCCGACGCCTCTTCCGGGCTCATGTCCAGCGCCAAGCCTCTCGCCGGGGCGACGACCCGTGGTCCGCGCGCCCGCTCATCCTCTCCCGTCTTAGGTGGTCCTCCAAGCAGATCGCTGAAGTCTACCTCGGCGAGAGGAAGCCGATGTACGCGAACGGGGAGCTGGTGTACGCTCCTCCCGGGTGGAAGGAGATCGAGCGACCCGATCCGTCGCCGTTGACCAAGGCCGACCTGAACGACGCGAAGGGGATCCTGCCATGAATCGCGATGACCTCATCACCTGGTTCACCTACCACGCGCCCACGCCAGATCAGCTTCCGAAGTACGAGGCGATCCGGGCCGCCGCGCTCGTGTTCGCGGAGGTGGTCGTTCAGAACACGCCACCATCGGCCGACCAGACGGTGGCGATCAGGAAGATCCGCGAGGCCGCGATGATCGCCAACGCCTCGATCGCGTGCGAGCGCGTCGAGTAGTGAAAGTCGGCGAACTGATCGGGCTGCTCTCGAAGTTCGATCCCGACCGGGAGATCCTGATCTGTGGCCCGGTCCATCCAGACTTCGACTATTACAATGGAGCCGACGTGTTCAAGGCCGAGGGCACACTGAAACTCATCGGCCGGACAGAACTCGAGGAAAGACACGAATGATCTCCGACCGGAAACTCGCCAAGACCGAGAACCTCCTGGATCTCCCCATCGTCGAGGTGGGAAGGAGAGAAGACGATGCCGCCCAAATCGAAGGCGATGCAACGATTCATGGGTGGGTGCGCCCACGACCCGCAGCACATGAAGGGGAAGTGCCCGGCGCCCGCGATCGCGCGTGAGTTCGCGCGGGCGCCCGGCGGCACGACGAAGGGGCTGCCGGAGCGCGTGAAGAAGAAGGGGAAGCGGTGATGGGCTGGCTCAGTGAGTGAGCTGGAGCAGGCGCTCTGGGTGCTGACCCTCCTGGGCGTCACCGTGGGGCTCCTCGTGCTCTTCACGTGGCTCTGCGCCACCTACCCGCGGAGGCCCCGTCGTGGCCGACTTCCATAGGAACCTCTACGGCTCGACGCCGGCGACCACCGAGCAGATCAACGAGATCGTCCGGGGCGCCACGATCAGGGAGATCCGCCAGCCGAAGTTCATCGACCCGGACTCAGGGGGCGAGGGCGTCTGGCTCGAACTCGTTGGCTTCGACAGCCTCATCTTCATCGCTACGCCGACGGTGGCGACCCCGCTCTGGGAGGCGCACTACGACGCGACCGGCGTGCCCGCCGCCACCCTCGACCTCGCGCTCATCGGTATCCTCGGCGCCGCGATCCTGGAGTTTCCGCTGATCTGCGAGCAGGTGAAGAAGGCCCCGATGGTCGGCATCCGCCCGGCGACCTTCGAGGACACCACGGGGGGCGAGGTCCGGCGCGTGGACCTCGGCGACGGCGAGGCCCTCGTCTTCCACGCCCACGCGCCCGGCCAGGGCCTCATCCTCGTCCCCGGCCGGCCCCGCGCCACCGCGACCGTCCAGCCGTTCCTCGTCCACCGCCGGAATAGCCGCCTCAAGGGGCTCCCGAACAACTAGCCCGACGGCTGCGACACCCGGGCCTAGCCAGTGACAGGCTATGGCTCGGACGCCCGCGCCCTCAACGTGGTTTCTCTGCCCCAAAGGCGACTCCCTCGCCCTCGCGGGGCTCGGTGAGCCCGTCGTGGCTGTCCCGTGCCCCTACCATCCGGACCAGGTCATGCGGCCACTCGCCGAGGCGCCAGCGTGAGAGGGGTTCCCGCCCAGGGTCGGCGGCTGACCAAGATCCAGGTCAAGGAGGTCCAGCTCTTCTGGGATCGCTTCTTCACGTCCGAGACGTACCGCGAGAACGTGAAGGAGCGGATCCTGAATGGCAAGGCGCCCCACATGGAGGTGCTCGGGCACCACATGACCTACGGCAAGCCCAAGGAGACGCTGGCCTTCGAGGCACCTGGCGACGGCATCTTCGTCCTCCAGATCGGAGGCACCATCGTCAAGGCGCAGGCCCTCGAGGACGGGACGGTCAAGACGCTGTCGCAGAAGCAGTTGCCAGCCAGAACTGAGGCGGACGGGCCGGCCACAGATGCCTGAAGTGACGTTCCACGCGACGCCGACGCAGCAGAGGTACATCGACTCCCGCGCCTACATGGTGTTCCTCATGGGGCCGAGGGGCGAGGGCAAGACCGTCTCCTCCGTCTTCGCCTCGCTCGCCCACGCGCTGCGCCACTCCGCCGACCTCTGGCCCGTGCGCTGGGCCGTCATCCGTGACACGCTGGAGAACCTCAAGCTCACGACGATCGCGTCGATTCGCACCTGCATCCAGAAGTACAAGATCCCTTCCGAGGGTCACGAGCTGATCGAGCCGAAGATCATCCGCCTCGGGATGCGCGCCTCCAACGGCGCCTTCATCCCGATCGTCGAGTTCAACTTCTTCGGTCTGGATCAGCCGGCCGACGCGAACCGGCTCCAGGGCTTCGAGGCCGGTGGTGCTTGGATCGAGGAGCCCGCGCCCGCCGCCGACCTCTCGTCCGGCGTGCCCGAGGACGCGCTCCTGTCCGTGACCTCGCTCCGGCAGGAGGGCATCGAGCCGCGCGTTCAGATCAGCATGAACCCGCCCGATGAGACCCACTGGACGATGAAGTACAAAGAGGATCCCGACGCGCTGGCCAGTCTCGCCGCACGCGGTATCACCGTCGAGTTCATCGAGATCCCGGCCGGCGAGAACCCGGGCATCACACAGGAGTACCGGGAGCGCAACCGCGCGATCCTCGAGCGCATGGGCCGCTTCGACCTCATCGCGAGGCTCGTCGAGGGCAAGGTCGGCTACATCCAGCTCGGCGTGGCTGTGACGCCGGAGTTCGGCGACGGCCACGTGTCTGCGGTCTCGCTGCCGATCTTCCGCAGCGTGCCGATCACGCGCGGCTGGGACGGCGGCCTGAACCCCACGACGGTCTGGATGCAGTTCCTCCCTCCCCCGAACGACTTCCTGCACGTCCTCTACTCGATCCGGGGCGAGCACATCGGGATGGAGCAGCACATCGAGCAGAACGTCCGGCCGTGGCAGAAGGCCATGGGCATCCTCGACTACACCTTCGAGGACATCGGCGACCCCTCAATGTGCGACCCCGAGAAGAAGAACTCAAGCGTGTCCTCCGTCACCGCGATCGAGGAGATGCTGACCGGGCGTCCCGGGCGGCCTGCGTCGTTCACGTCAGGCCCCATCCCGATCGACGACCGCGTGTTGCCGCTGCGCGCCATCTTGCGCGGCCCGACCATCCGCAGCGTGCCGAAGTATCGCCTGGACCCGTCGGCGAAGGACATGCGGCGAGCCCTCTCGGGCGGCTGGCACAGAAAGAAGCACCCGTCCGGGATCGTGGGCGAGATCGTGAAGGATCTCAACAGCGAGCACGGGGATGCCGGGGCCTACCCGATCGGCGAGAAGTTCCCCCTCGAGAAGCTCGTGGAGCGCCCGAAGATCCGCCGCCCGGCACCGCCGCGCCAACTCGTGGGCGCCTCCGGCCAGCGGCAAGCGTGGATGGCGACGTAGAACGTAGAAAGGAGCAGCGAGATGCCTGAGATGCACCTGTACGAGAAGAATCAGCAGGTCAACATCGACGTGACCGTGGTGAATGCGAGCGACCGCGGCATGCCGGTCATCTCGATCGGCGGCCAGCACTTCGCCGTGGACCGGATGGCCCTGGACTCGGCCGATACCAACCGGGACCGCAAGCCCACCCAGGAGGAGAAGGACCGCGCGGAGGGCACGAAGCAGGTGGCGTCATCGCGCAAGAAGGCGTCCAAGAAGGTGTCGAAGGGGCGCGTCGAGGCCCCGTAGTCCGTGCCAGTCCCAGTCAGGACGGTGGATCCCCGCGAGCGGAGCGGCGAGCGCGTGACCGCGAACCCGGCCTACGACGCCGAGACACTCGTCCAGCGGATGACACGGATGTTCCGCGAGGAGTGGGAGAAGCCGTTCTGGCGGGACCTGCGCGTCAACGTCTCGCTCGACTTCGGCTACTACACGGGCACGGGCCAGTACGATCCGGCTGTCAGGACGAAGATGCAGGAGGCGGGCAAACCGGCCCTCACCTTCAACCGCATCAAGCCCACCTGCCTGGTCCTATTCGGCATGGAGCGGATGAACCGCTATGACCCCAAGGCCGCACCCCATGGAGTTGAGGACAAGCCCGTTGCGGAAGTGTTCACCCGGCTCATCCGCAAGGTCCACCGGGACACCAATGCCGAGTACGTGCTCTCCGACGGCTTCGAGGACGGGACCATCTGCGGCGTCGTCGGGTTCGAGCTGCCGATCGACTATTCGCGGGAGGTCACCGGCGAGATCGGCTTCAACACGGTGCGAGTGCCCGAGGAGTGGATGTGGGCCACGCCCTGGAAGAGGTACGACCTCCAGGATACGCGCGCGATGTGGCGCCACAAGTGGGTGGACGTGGACGAACTGATCGCGCTCTACCCGACGAAGAAGGACGAGATCCTTGAGGCGCTGGAGGCGATCTCATCGCCCAAGCCGGAGGATGCCTCGCAGCGGCCCGTTACCCTCTCCCAAGGGGACCCTTCTGACGCGTACGGCAGCGGCGACCTCGGCACTCGGCCCCAGGACGATCGAGATTTCTGGTTCGATGAGAAGGCGGGCCGCGTCCGGGTGCTGGAGTGCTACTACCCGGTCTACACGCCGGTGTGGATCCTGTCCATCGACGGGGGCAAGCGCGTCATCCAATCCACGAGCGACGTCAGGATGCGGCGCATCCTGACGGAGTTGGCGCGGCGCGACCCGACCCGGTCTCTAACGCTGATCGAGCGGAACGTCAGGACGATCGAGATGTGCGTCATCCTGCCCGCGACCGAGCAGGAACTCGAGTCGGGCGTGCCCTTCGAGACAGACCGGCATGATTATCCGATCGTGCCGTTCTTCGCGGAGCTCAAGCGCGACGAGGTCCAGGGGATCGTCCGGTCGCTCCGCGACGCCCAGGATGGCGTCAACGCCCGCAAGAGTCAGATCGCGTGGCTCACGAAGGCGACGGGGGACGGGTGGTTCGCAGACCAGGACTCCTTGGTGGACCAATCGGCCTTCGAGCGGGACTCGAGGGATCCCAAGGGAGTCTACCTCGTCAAGAAGAACGCCGCCGATCCGCGGCGTATTCAGCCACCGAACGTGCCCCAGGATCTCTTTCAGACGCTCCAGTTCGATGAGGACTCCATCCGCATCACCTCGGGCGTGAACGCCTCGATGCGTGGGCTGCGCGAGAGCGACGAGAGCGGGGTCGCCATGGCTCGCGCCAAGCAGCAGGGCGAGATCATCACCATGCCGATCTTCGACAACTTCAAGCTCACAAAGCGCCTGATCTACGAGAAGATGGCCCGCCGCATCCAGGAGGTGTATACCGACGAGCGCGTCGTGCGCCTCCTGAACCCCGACACGGGCGAAGACGAGTTCGTGACCGTCAACCAGGTGGTGGAGGAGCCGGACCCTGCCATGAGCGTCGGCGTGCGGCGGCGCGTTCTGAACGACCTCGGCACGCTCAAGTACGACCTCGTGCTGGTCGAGACGCCCGCCAGCCCGACCCAGCGCGCGGCGACCCTCGCCACGATCCTGGACCTCCTCGAGAAGGTCCCAGCGGCCACGCCGATCCTGCTCGACGCCATCATCGAGCTGCTCGACGGCCTCCCGGAGAAGGTCGTGCAGCGGGCCAAGAAGTGGGTGGCCGAGCGCACCGAGGCGCCGGCCGGGCCGCCACCGCCCAAGGTCAGCATCTCGCTCCGCGGCGAGCTCGACCCCTCAACGACCAAGGATCTCGCCGACGGTTCGCTCGACGCCCAGCCCGACGCCGCCCAGCAGATGGGCGCGGAGCTGGGGAACCCGCAGAATCCGAGCGGACAGTTGCCCAAGGGCGGCGGTGTCGCCGCCACCCGCCCCGACCTCGCGCAGTAGCCGCCGGCTGAACCTTCCGGGGTCCTAGACGCTCCGCCCTATCCCCGAGCTTCCTTGACGGCTGGTCGGGCGCCCAGGAGCCGACCGAAGTCGAGATCCGCCACAGAACTGGTCCTCCCCACGTTGGCCTGGGAGCGCACACCGGGGATCGACTCCACCCCATACCCGCGCCCGTGGCGACGACCTGCCTTCACGGTCGCCCTCGTGCCGACCACGCAGAGTCTAGCACGAGTCTGCGACACCCCGCCCTAGCCAATAGGAGGGGGAGTCTGCCCCTGATCGGCGCCGCGCCCCGCCGTCACCCCGGGCGCTGTCCGGACGATCGCCCGCCGTGACGTGGCGAAGGGAGAGGGAGATGGCCAAGAGGAAGGGAGCGGCAGTCGAAGCGACCGTGGACGACGACGCCCCGCTGCTGGTCGATGGCGCGGGTGCCGAGTCCACCCCCGATGCCGTGCTCGTCGAAGAGCCGAAGACCTCGGCCGGCGACGAGCGCCCAGGGACCGGAGGCCAGCAGGACCAGCCCTCCGGAGACGGCAAGCCGGCGAAGGACCTCGAGGCCGAGAACGCGAACCTCAAGCGGGCGCTCAAGGAGCAGCGGAGGTCGGATCGTATTCGCCGCGACAGACTGGTGACGGAGCTCGAGTCCGAGCGCAACGCCAGGAACGCCGCCGACCGGCGAGCCGCCGAAGCCGCCGAGCTCAAGAAGGCCGACGCCAAGCTCGCCAGTCTCGAAGAGGTGGAGGATCTCCGCCATGCGGTGCCGATCATCCGCGACCACATCGACGAGACGCTCATCCAGCCGAGCATCGCCAACATCAGGACCCAGCAGCTTCGCATGAGCCAGAAAATGGCTCGGCGCGACCACGACGATTACGACGCGGTGTTGAAGGAATCGGGCGTGGAGGATGCCATCGCCCTCGATGCCTCGGGCAAGCCCAAGGATCCCGTGCTGTGGCGGAAGATCATCCTCAATTCCGACGACCCCGCAGAGGACGCCTACCAGCTCGGACTCGCCGAACTTGAGCGCCAAGGGAAGCGCCCGCCGGCGGCCGAGCCGGACCCGGACGACGATACCGACATCTTGGACGAACCCGCGGGCGACCGGGCCGCCGGCCGCCGCGATGTGGTGGAACGACTCGAACAGATCGGGCGCCGCCCCATGGGCATCCGCACGCTCACGGGACAGCGCGGCAGCGAGAGCACGACCCGCCTCACGCGGAAGAGGATCGACGCGATGAGCGAGGAGGAGTACGCGAAGCTGCCCGCTTCCGTGCGCGAGCAATACCTGATGGGGACGCCCTAGCAGGGAGGAGACCCGTGAACGGACTCATTCGGACGCTGCTCGGCTGGCTCGGGTTCTGGCTGGTCCTCGTGGACCACTTGGGGCACGGCGCCACGCCGCTGACCGCATGGTCGCTGACCTGGCACGGCCTCCTGCCGATCGCCGGCGGCGCCGACTCGGAGTGGGCGACCGGCTCCGCCGAGGCCGTCAAAAAGTGGTCTCGTGAGGCTTGGGTCGAGCTGCCCAAGCTCATCTACTGGAACAAGTTCATGGGCCGCGGACTCAACAACGTGATCCAGGTCAAGGAGGAGCTCGAGAGCACCTCCGGAGACCAGGTCACGTTCTCCTTCATCCGCAAGCTCCAGGGCGCTGGCGTCACGGGCGACAGCGACCTCGAGGACCAGGAGGAGGAGATCACCCCGTCCTCCGACGCCGTCGTGCTCGACCAGGTGCGGCAGGCGATCCGGCTCAAGGGGCTGCTCTCCGAGCGTCGCACCGCCTACAGCCAGCGCAGCGCCGCCAAGGAGCTCCTGACGACGTGGCTCGCCGAGAAGATCGACGCGGACATCTTCGCAGCTCTGGACTCCTCGCCGTCCACGGCCGTCTACGCGGGCACGGCGACCTCCACGGCGACGCTCACCGCGACCGACTACCTGACCACGGCGTTCCTCACCAAGATGAAGACGAAGGCGAAGAAGGCGGTGCCGAAGATCTGGCCCGTCAAGGTGGGGACCAAGGAGTATTACATCTACATCGCCGCTCCGGACCAGGAGCACGATCTGAAGGTCCACGATGCCTCGTGGTCGCAGGCGCAGCGCGAGGCGCAGATGCGGGGCGACGACAACCCGGTGTTCGAGGGCTCCACCGGCGTCTGGGACGGCGTCATCGTCCACATCCACGAGGACATCGCGCTCTCCACGGACTGGGGCTCGGGCTCCAACGTCAACGGCGCCTCGGGCATCTTCGTCGGCCGCCAGGCTGGTGCGTGGGCGTGGGGGTCTCGGCCTCGGTGGGTCGAGAAGAGCTTCGACTACGACAACAAGACCGGGTTCGCCATCGGCGCGATCTACGGCGTCACCAAGGCGGTCTTCAACAGCGTGGACCACGCCATGATCTCGGGCCGCACCGCGCGGACGAGCAACTAGCCCCACGGGGGCCAGGGAGGGACAGACCGTGATGCTCAAGCGACTGCTGACCGCGATCCTCACGATCGCGCTCCTCGCCGTGTGGGTGCCGACCGGCCACGCCCAGAGCTCGTTCTACTTCTGGGCCCAGGTCGTGGACGAGCTCGGCCAGCCGATCACCAGCGGGGTCACCTGCCAGGTCTACACGGCCGGCGGCGACACCGCCTCCACGATCTACGGCACCGCCACCGTCAACGCCGTCAAGGCCAACCCGTTCTCGGCCAGCTCCACCGGCGTCTGCTCCTGGTACATGACCGCCTCGACGGCCGTGGACCTCATCGTCTGGCACAAGCGCGGCCGGGCACGCATGGACGCCTTCAGCGTCAACACCCACCGCGTCGTCCTGCCGCAGCAGGGTGTCACGAAGGTCGTGCGGCAGGCGTTCACGAAGAACACGTCGGAGACCAGCACCTTCTCCATCCCCAAGGGCGCCATCGTGCGCGACGTCTTCATCGAGCTCAACGGGGGGAGCTCCAACAGCGCCTGGATCCAGATCGGGACGCTCTCGACGGAAGCGGCCGGCGACGCCAACGGTTTCTGCGGCTCCGGCGTCACGAAGGTCGGCGACTCGGCCGGCGGACGATCGCTCAACGGCGAGGCGACGTGGCTAGGCTGCCACGCGGTCGTCGCCAGCGCCGCCGCGGCCGTGTCCAGCTACATGGACTTCAAGTACAGTGCCTTCCACGACGGCGCGCTCCTGGCGCGTGGCAACATCGGCCAGGACACCACGGTCGCGCAGGCCCACGCCGGCTCCTACCTGCGTCGGGCCTACGTCAACAACCTCGCCAACCGGACGATCAGCTACACCACGTCCAACGACAACGTGTACGGACACTTCTACCTCATCTACGAGGAAACCTCGAATGATTAGGACCCGGTTGTGATGGGGCGAGAGCTGACGATGTCTCCTCGGGCTCGAAGCCTCCCGTGATGTCGTGCGTGGCATGTCCGGCAGAGCCACGTCACCTCGAAGACCTTGGAATAGTCTTCGTGGTGGGCGTGGCTCTCCGGAGCCCCGCACATGACACAGGATTGCCTCGTGAGCAAACCGAGACCGAGAGCTCCGCGCACCATCATCGCCGCACCCATCATCAACTTGTGTCGCGGCGTTCGGCGGTAAGCCTTCGTTTGGCCTCTCATCGCCCGCTCTCGCCGGTACTTTCGCTCTTGCGCTCGAACGTGTTCTCGATGTTCGTCTTTCCACTTCTGCGCTCGCTCTCGTTGCCTGGGCTTCTTGCACCATGCCCGCATCCACGCCCGCCGTTTCTCGAGCGTCTCGGGATCCATGAAGCGCCGGCTGTTGTACTGCTTCGCGCAGGGGCGGCAGTATGAACTCAGACCGTCAGACTGAGACTGGTTTCGGTAGAACATGGCGGCCGGCTTGGTCTCTTGGCACTTTGGGCATCGTTTCATGGGCCGAGTGTATCATTAGTCGTTGCCGAGAGGCCGTGACTAATGTTCCGCTCGTCCCGCTCCTCTGGGTCGGGCTCATGCTCGGTCTCGCCGTCCCGATCCCTATGCCCAACATGCCCATGCCGATCCGCGGCGCCATCATCATGTACTTCATGGTGGCTGGAGCCGTCGTGCTCTTCAGGCTCATCGGGCGGACATCGTGGCCCCTCGCCCTGCTCCTCACCTACGCGCTCGGTCACGTCTTGCTGGCGGGCTACCCGATCCGGCCCGTCTCCCTGCTGCTCCTGATGACGATGGGGGCGCTGCTCTACGTCGAGGCGGCGAAGCTCACGACCGCGTGGGCGTCTCGCGTCGGCTGGGCGCTGCTCGCCGGCGCCGCAGTCCAGGCCGTCATCGGCCTGTGCAACATCTTCAGCATCTTCCCGAGTCCGACCGTGGCGGTCCTGGCGCTGCCGCTCGAGCGGTGGGGTCTGGACCCGAAGGCCATCTACTCGGTCACGGCCCTGCCGTGGATGGTGCTCGCGTCAACCGAGTTTCTCGCGCGACCGATGGGCTGGCTGACGCACCCCAACTACTGGGGCGCCTACATGGCGTTCGCCGTGCCAGTCGCCTACGTGCTCATCGGGCGTTGGGCCGGCGTGGCGGCCTACGGGCTGGTCGCCCTGTCCCTGTCGATCGGCCCGATGGTCTCCGGGAGCCTCGCGCTCCTGCTCGTGGCGTGGCGCGATCTGCCCAGGCCCTGGCGCCGCTGGCTGGTCGTCGTCCCCGCCGCCCTGACGCTCGCCGTGTCCGTCGCTCACGTCAAGCGGGCCAACGACTGGTCGAGCGTCGCCCGGCTCGAGAACATGACCTCCGGCCGGAGCAACATTTGGGCCGCCGCGGTGCCCATGATCCTCGAGCGGCCCGTGTTCGGATACGGCGTCGGGTCCTGGCGACAGTGGGCGGTCGAGGTCGCGCAGCACCGGCCCAACTTCCTGCCCTACCAGGCCCACAACGAACTCGTGCAGGCTCAGTTCGAGCTCGGGGCGGTGGGCCTGGGTCTGGCGCTGCTCTGGCTCGCCACACTGGCGCGCGGCGTCGGCCCGATCCTGCTCGGTGACCGCAAAGAGCTCATGTGGGCCGTCGTCGCCGCCGCGGCCGTCGTCAACAGCTTGGGTAGTCCGACGTTCCACATGCCGACCCAGGCCGGGGTGGCGCTCTTCGCCGCCGCCCGCCTTGAGGCGGCCAGAAGGAGAGCGTGATGGCGCACCCCGCGAGCCGAGAGGAAGAGCGGGCCCTGGCGAACGAGACCGTGCTGCGACCCGACGCGGTCGGCGGCGATACGCTGCCATTCCTGCGGATCAAGGTCGTGTACCTGGGCGGCAACACGAAGAAGACCGAGCGACTCAAGGGGCAGGTCATCGAGGTCCGAGATCCGGACCACCCGGACGACCCCGACCGCGGCCTCAAGGAGCAGTCCCCGATCGGCTACACGATGTACGACTTCTCGACGGTGGACGACCGCGGCCGGAAGATCACGACTCGGCTCCACCACGAGGACGGGCGCCCGTTCCGCGTCGTGAGCCACCTGGAGCACCTGCGGTTCTTCTTCCGCAAGCGCGGCGCCGACAAGGAGCGCATGTACGAGCTGCGCGGCCAGAAGAAGGATCTCGTCAAGTTCCAGGACTGGCTCAAGACGCGCGCGCAGCGCAAGCAGGACCCCGACTCGGGCGCGGGTGCGCTCCAGAAGATGGGGTTCGAGGGCCGCGAGTAGGACCCACGGAGAGGGGGACAGCGAACCATGGGCGGGAAGAACAGCAAGATCAGTCCGACGGGGGTGGATCAGGGCGCTCTGGTGTCCATCCTCCAGGCGCTCCGCAACCGACTGCTCGGGGCGCCGGGACTCACCTTCGGCAGCGGCTCGCCGGAGCTCCTGCGCGTCAACCCGGCGAACACGGACGACGACTTCGACTTCTGCATCAACGGCGTCGCCTACCGCAAGGCGGGCGCCGACGACATCGCCGCCTCGATCAGCGGCACGGCGATCACCGCCACGCAGTCCACGCGATTCCGCGTGGAGATCGACGTGGACGGGGCCATCACGAGCAAGCAGGGCAACATCGACACCGTGCTCGGCAACTGCAAGTATCCCGAGCGGTCGGCGAACAAGGCGACCATCGGCACCATCTCGGTCGAGAACTACGCCTTCACGCCGGGCACGACGACCCTCGACGCCGCCGCCGTCACCTTCACCGACGGCGACCCGGATCTCGGAACCGACCGCCTCGAGGCGTAGGGCCACGAGGCACAGGAGGAAGCGATGAAGCACGGCAACGACCAGCACGTCGGCAACACGCGCGCCGGGGCCGTCGGGGCGGGCGGCGAGGCGGGGGCCTTCGGCACCCCGGCCCGCAAGACGGACCAGAAGGGCACCCC